AGGCACTAGCGCAGACTGTATGTAATGAGGGCATGAGCTTGTTTAGTGCCTTTGTCATGCTGTTGAACTTCCAACGCTTTGGTAAGCTTAAGGGTATGTGTGAGATTGTAGAGTGGAGTATACGGGATGAGACTATTCATGTCGCAGGTATGACAGAATTGTTTCGTACTTTTATTAGTGAAAATCCAGAGGTAGTGAATGACGAGTTTAAATTATCTATATATGAAATGTACAGGACTGCTGTCGAGCTTGAAGACAAGGTTATTGATCTGGCGTTTGAACTGGGAGGTGTGGAAGGTCTTAAGGCTAGTGAAGTCAAAGAGTACATCAGGTACATTGCCGACAGACGATTAACTAACCTAGGTCTTAAGCCTAACTGGGAGATAGAAGAGAATCCTCTACCTTGGTTAGATTGGGTACTTAATGGCGACAGCTTCAAGAATTTCTTTGAGGGTAGGGTCACAGACTACAGCGCAGATGGTATGTCTGGTAATTCATGGGGGTGGTAGTATGAGTAGTATACAGTTGAATGACCTGATAGACATAGAAAAGATTACTACGATATGCCTAGAGCAGTTTCATAATGACCTTAAGGAAGAGTTAGAATATGGTAATAAAGAAGATTTACCAGAAGTGTTACGTTTAATCATAGCCGTTGAAACTATACTTAAGGAAATTATGCGACCAGAGGATTACTTTGCATGGAAAATTAACAAAGGTTTTGATATGCACTAAATCGTAGGCAATAAAAAGCCCTACTTAAGGAGACTTAGGTAGGGCTTTTTTGTGCTTAAGTTTATTGCGGGTATCTTTCTCTTTCTGGGTCATAATCAAAGAGGCCGTTACCTATAATAGCACTCTGACCTAACATTTTAGGTACTTGAGCAGCTACTTGCATACGACTTACACCTTGTTGTGTGTAGGCATCTAACATTTCATCAGTAACCTTACCTGATTGATTTGGATTTAATGAAGTCACAGCCCCTCCTGTGTCAGCTTTTTTAACAACAGGCGCTCTTAAATCAGAAAAGATTGGAGGTGTTATTGACATTTCTCCATTAGGTAAAGCTTTATCTAACACCTTACCAAGCACAGGCACTTTCTCAAGAAAGTCATGTACGTCAGATACAAAAGACATAGCTCTTTGGTTTGGTAGTATTTTAGTCATTACGTTAATACCTCCTTCAACTACAGCATCACCTACGTGAGAAGAGGACAACCATAAGCCGTTAAGTGCAACGTCCTCAGCGCTTTTATTAAGGAGTACAACACCTGAGGGAAAGTTTTCTTTAGATAAAGACTTTAAATGGTTATATATCTCCATAGGGTCAGTAATACCATCAGATTCGTAAAGATTCCTCATGTACTTATGAACTTTATTTTTGTTTTTTATAGCATCACTATTATGATTACCGCCAATACCTGTGTTTTTCTTAACTACAAGCTTATTGCCTTTGTTTACAGGCATACCCCATATTTTCTGGGCCTGTTCATAAACAAAAGATAAGTCTGCATCAGAAGCTGCTAAGTTAGTTCTAATTTCTTGACCATTAGAATCTTTAGTTACAATAGTATTCTGTTGTTTCTTAGCGGAGTCAATGTAGTTTTTCTTGGTTAAAGGCTGCATGCCGCCCCAAGACACAGACTCAAGAACATTATCCATAGCTTTAGAAACTTCACCTTTAAAACCTGTCTGAGCTGTAATATATTTGTTGTACATTATTTGAGCAACAGCTTTTTCTTTGTGCCTGTTAGCAACCCCAGTATCACCACGTTTTCTAGCTGCCGCTTCTAAGGCTCTTTCTTTCTTGACAATAGCCTGTGAAGAACTATTGATACCATGCTTATCATATAAAGCCCTAGCTTTTGGGTTAAATATTGAGTTAACACCTCCCACTACACCATTAACAGCCCATTTACTAGCTCCTGTAAGCTTTTGTGCTAAGTGAAATGCTTCTTTTTCGGTCTTGACACCTTTAACTTTGTATTCAAGTAATTTATCAGTTAAACCTTTAAACTCCTTAGGCATGTCTTTTAAGTTTTTAACGGAAGGCGTGTAATGGTTAGGTATGTAATTAGAGGCAGCACTTAAGGCTCTTTTAACAGGTTCAAGTAATGCCTTAGGTAGCCCTAGTTCTGCTATACCCATACCTGCTTCTATATTACGGGCTATACGTGGGTTAGCTGCTAGGTACTCCAACCCTTGTTTAGCTAGTGTAGTATCTAATGTAGCTTCTACACCGCTTTGCATAAGATCGCCAGCAGTTTTAGTTACCCACTCAGGTAGAACTATATTAACACCTGCACCTATAGCCGCACCTACCATTTCCCCTGTATCGCCAGCGGCTCTTAATGATAACTCAGCTAAGTTTATATCACCAGCCTCATAAGACCTATTATCATTCTGCAAGCTTTCTACACTATCCTTACCAGCCTCATAAACTTTATTACCTTCTCTAACTACTTTCTCAGAAGCACCATGAATAGGAGAGTAATCAGCCACCCTTGAGTTAAAAGCACCTTTCTCCTGTAACCAAGGTACAGCACCAGCAACTGCATTAGCTATCGTATACTTACCATCCATCAGATTAGATAACATTCCCATAATTATTTCTCTTCGTTTTCAGTAGCTACAGTCTCAGAAAGTAACTGTAGTAACGTAGCTCTATCACCACGCATAAGGGCTATTTCAATAGGGTCTGTTGCACTTTTTATTGCTTTACTTATACCTATTATAGCTTGCCCTGCTCTCTTACGAACTGTAGGGTTTCTTAGTACATCAACAGCCATCTTAATGCCAAACAGACCACCAGCAGCAGTAAGACCAATTTGACCCATAACAGTACCAGCAGCAGTACCAGCTAACGCACCTGTAAAGTACAATCCACTAGCTGTTGTAGGTAACTTAATGCCTAACTTTTCAATGTAATAACCTTGATTAAGACGTTTAAAAAGACTTGTGGTATTATCATCATATTTAGGCCTAATCATTGCATCGGCTTTTTTTAAAGAAGACACACGTAGACGTAAGCGTTTAGTAGGCGCATCAGGAACTATAGCATCTAGTTCAGAGTTTAAAGTATTACGTACATTAGTTATGACACGCTCCAATGATGTTCTAGCAGGTGTATCTAACTCAGCAAGTTTTACCTTGTTCGTAACCCAGTCATCAAACTCACGCCTAAGTTCTAATAAACCTAAAGCATCGTTGTTTGACCGAGCTACCATAGTTCCCATGTGTTCAATTAAAGCAGGGACACCAGCAGCACTACCAGAAGCAGCCCTAAACTCTGTGCTTTCTATTAAATCATCAACGTGAGCACCTACTACAGCATTAAGATTATCACGTGAATATCGTGGATTACCTGCATCTATGATAACTTTATTTAAACGATTGGATAATGTCTCGTACTGTTTTTGTATTTTAGCCCTATTAACTACTGGTGTAGCCGCAGGGTTTAAGTCAGGTATCAACGTCACTTCATGTATAGCTTGTTGTTCTAAAACATCAGGTATAAAAGCAGCTTTACCGCTACCATCGTCACCCCACTTAGTAGGATTGTTTACTGAATCAGGTTTAGCAGGAGCTAACATGTCCTGTATAAACGCCCTACGTTGTACCTTAGCGCCTTGTGCGCCTGATAGCACTATACGTGCACCACTCCTACGTGCTGCCGCAGATAGATTAGTACGATCAAGAACCATTCCTGTAGTAGCTATAGCATCTTCGGTAAGCTTTGCTCTCTCAGGGTTCTTTTTCTTCCATGCCATATAAGGTTCTACTAAACCTTCCTCTAGCCAGCCCGTAGCTTTTTTGTACCAATCCTGTCTTGATATGTCATAGTAAGCCCCTTTCATTGCTTCCATTGTAGTAGTTTCTATATCATCAGGTACAATATTACTAAGGGTCTGACCGCCTGCTTTCAGTGTATTTTTAAAAACACTATCCATTAAAGGAACAACAGTTTTACCTACTTGATTAACAAGCCACTCATCTGGCCCCCATGCTTTAGTCTCTTTGTATGTTCCTTCTGTTCCTACTCTAGCTAAGGGTAACGTAGGGACACTAACAAAGCTTCCCTTCTCTGCTAAAGCTTCATTAGTTGCTTGAAAGTTTTCTACTGCCTGTTCATTAGCTTCTTTGTTGCTATACACCAACGGAAGAATAATATCCTTTGCAGAAGTTTCCTCAGGTGTATAAGCAATAACTTGACGCTTTAACTCAGCACGACCTTGTGCCGCATTAGTAGCAAGTGAGTTAGCGTCATTCATTAAATTTGCAGCTTCGTTAGGGTCTACCAGTTTCATCTTTAAAGAAGCTTTACGTTGCTCCATTGCTAAATTTTCCATACCAGAAAACTGACTTTCATATGTACTTATTTGTTGATTAGTAAGCGTCATTCCGTAAACCTCGAATCTACTAGTCTATCTAAAGCATTACCACCTTGCGGCATACCATTAGTCACTTGACCATCTGCATCAACTACAGCTACGCCAGCAGCTAAAGCAGAAATCTCTCCCACTGTCTTAGGTGTAAACCTGTTATCATCACGCCAGTTTTGTTGCTCTGCCTTATAAGCTTGAGGAGTTGGGTAACCATCTTGAGCATCAAACCACTTGCCCATATGTAAAGCCTCACCCTGCTCAAACTCTACAGCTTGACTAGCTAAGTCAAGTATTAAGCGGTTACCTAGTTCAGTGTTACCTAAGCCCATTGCAGCAGCCTCAAACTTTTGCATCTCTGCGTTAGAGATAGCACCTTTGGTTTGTGCAATGTACTTAAGCACAAAGCTCATGGCATTAGAACGGAAAGTTTCACCAGCAGCAGCACCATATACATCAGCAGGAGCGCCTATAGCCATTAGAACTTTCTGTAATCCTAAGTAAGCTGGAGCGCCTGCACCTGTATAAAGGTCACCTGAGTCAAGAAGTTGAAGAGAACTTTGTATTAAACGTTTTGTGGGTTCTGATTGCTCAAGCTTAGTAGAGGCCGTTTGCACCAACTGTCCCATTGTTTTTGCTTGTTCTTTACCCATCTGCTTTTGATAAGAGTCTTCACCAGCACCAAAGAGGACTTTTGCTGCTCTTAGTTCTTCTTCCGCTTTAGCAGGACTTAGGTACGTAGGGTCACTAGGGTCTAGCTGAGAACGCTTAGTTATTGTCTTACTTATTGTACTTAACCGAGACCAGTTTAAGTCTGCTGCTGTAGGGTCACTACCTTCTTTAGCGTTTCTTTCAAGTTTAAGTTGCTCGTAGGCAGCTTCTATTGCAAGAGGGTCACCAGCACGTACACTTTCAGCAATTTTAGGCATTATGCTCATAACACGATCAGCTAATCTATTATTGTTTTGTTTTTGTACTTTTAACTTTTTAGTAGCAGCTATTTGATCTTGCTCTGCTTTTAATGCCTCAGCTTCTTCCAATAACGTAGTTTTAGCCTTACTTGCAACAAAATTGGCTTCTTGATAAAAACCTGCTTGTACAAGCCTTTCTGCCAATGCCTTTTGCTCGGCTCCTGTTCCTGTAGCAGAAGAGGCATAATCTTTTTGCATTGATTCTTGTGCGGCTAAAGAAGCTCTACGTTCATTTAGCTGATCGTCTGCACCACTCATAGAGTCACCTAAGGCACGACCTAAGGCAGAACCTAAGAAACTTACAGCTTTAGCTTTAGCAGGATCACGTGCGCCTTGAGCAGCATTATTCATTAATGTTTGTTGTAAGTCAGTAGCACGTTTGTTGCGTTGTGCTAATAAATCATCAACTGAAGTTTGTTGTGTAAATAAACCTTGTTGTGCCATGTTATGTATTCTCTTTGTTTCTATTATGTGCTATTAGGTTACGTAAAGAAATCCCATATGTCACCGCCTACTCCCGATAACCAACCACTACCGCCTGACGTTCCTAAGAATGAGGTACCTAAGCTAGTAAGACTTGATAGCCAAGGGTCTGGCTGATAGTTAGCTGCATTAGCTTGAGCTTGTCCTGTGATACGTGCGGTATCAGCATTATACCTACCTAATTCATAATTCTGATCTAAGGCTTGTTGTTGACGACCTTGTGTAAGTAATTCTGCTCTCATTTGAGGTTCTATCATACTACCTGTCAACATACTTTGACCAGTACCCATAAGGTTAGCATAACGCTGTTGGTCAGTCATTTGATTAGTATTGAACTGATTTAAGTCAAGACCCGCACGTTGAACTTCTTGACCAAAAGCATCTTGAGTAGATTGTGCTGATAGACCCGCTAATGCTTGAGATTGTGCAGCGTTCATACCAAACATATCAGGATTCATCATGCCTGAGTTTTCACCAGCACCTAAGCCCTCACCAGATAACTGTAGACCTATGCGACCTAATCCTTGCATCTGTTCTAAGTTCTTAGCACGTTGTTGTGCAAAGGCTGGCTCAAGTAATGAGGAACGCTCAGTAAATAAGTCTCGACCTGCCTGTTGTGGGTCAAAGTTATAATTAAATTGGTCAGCAGACTGTAGTGCATCCTGACCCGCTACGTTAAACATTCCTTGACCTTGCTGCGCCATGTCACTTAAGCCAGCGTAAGGGTCTGAATTACCTGTGCCTGATCTAAAGGTAATAGGCTTGAATGTGCCTTCTGTCGGCTGGTAGTCTCTTCCCGTACCCATGCCGATGTCTGGCAGTTGACCGCCCACAAAAGAGTTCATCATGTTACCTCCACCTCCTCCTGAGTTACCCATACCAGCTTGACCTCCAAAAGCACCCTCAGGACTCATAAACTGCTTCTGTCCTTGTGTCATACTATTCCATTGTTGGTCACTAAAGTTACTAGGCTTCTGAGGGCCAGTGTAACTATTAGGTGCTGCTTGATCTTGCATCACTTGGTTACGTGCATAGTTAACCTGATCTTGCATAGAACCAATGTTGTTACGTTGAGTAGGGTCTAAACCATCAAAGATTGACTGACTAGCTGGACTCATGCCGTAGCGAGTCTGATCTGCAAAAGACTGTATAAAAGGTGAGAAAGGAGAACTAGCCATTTGCATCATACCCCCTAAACTAGTAGGCATTTGAGGTCTAAAGTCTTGACCCATGATAGCTGCATCGGCTCTTGACATATCTGTCTGTTGACCACCATAAGTGCTGCGGTCATCTACAGGTACGTTATTAGAATACTGTTGCATTTCCTGATCACGACTTATGGCTAGGTTAGCTTGGGAACGTTCCTGAGCTACTCGTTGTTGACGCTGTGCTTCTACTTGTTGCCTAGCGGCCTCAGCTACCCTAGCTGCTTCTTGCTGTGCTGCTGCTGCTACTCTAGCTCTATTGGCTGCTCTACCATCCCCTTGCCCTTGCCCTTGGTTTTGGTTTTGGTTTTGAGAGGCCTGTCGGTTTGATGTAGTTCTTGCGTTACCGTATCCGTCATCTATACTAGGCATTATGCTGTCCTCTTCCAAAAGTATACGACAATATACGGCTGTACAATGTCATGTGAGTGGGCTGCTCCACTACCTTTATTTAGTTGTTGTGCTTGTCTTGGGTATGAATAGATATGCCCTGTCGCGATTGAATCTGAAGAACCATCGGGGTTGCCATTACCAGTTACACCTGTGTATCCATGATGGTGTACAGGCATTTCAGCAAGACTAAGAGCATGAGAATCAGTCTTAGCACCACCTGTTTGTTCTGCTGTCTGCATTGAGGTATCGCCACCATCGCGCCCAACTAAGACACGACCAGCGCCAAAGGCTACCCAAGTACCTAAGCCTAACAAGCTGTTTGGGTTAGTAGCAACTACTGAGGTGTACACAGAGCCTACAGGATATGCTGCGGCATTTATAGTAGCTGCTGTGGGCGTAGCGGCCTGTACAAAGGCTGTAGTAGCCAACTGTGTAGTATTAGTGCCTGAGGAGGCCGTAGGAGCCGCAGGGACGCCTGTGAACGTAGGGGCATCTATTGGTGCCTTAGGAGCCACACCAGCCACTATAGCAGCCTGTGTGAACGCTGTGGTTGCTAGTTGTGTACTGTTAGTTGAGGTAGCGGGTGTAGGGGCTGCTGGCGTCCCTGTCAGCGTAGGGCTACTTGTGTTAGCTTTAGTAGCTATGGCTGTAGCAATGTTTGTAAACTCGTCATCAATCTCAGTACCGCTTACAGTCTTGAGTGGATTTCCTGTAGTTAAGGCATCCTTTGTTGCAAAGTTTGTTGACTTAGTATAATTGGACATAGTTAAAGTACCTTACCTTGTTTGGCATAAATTGATAGTTTCTGGAGGCTCATTGCAGTACCATTAATATCAGTAGTAAAACCTATTTGAATTATGTTACCTGCTCCTTGCGCTGGTGATTGTTGATCATTAATTAAGACTGAACCAGCATATTCTGATAATCCATATTCAGAAATACCATACTCAAATATGCTACCTGCTTCTAAAGTAAATGTCTGTGAAAAGAAAATAGGACTATACTCATAACCTACTTTAAGTGCAAAAACTTGACCAGAAGCTCCTACTGTAGTTGCAGCTAACTTTTTAACAATCTTGTTTGTGTTAGGTAGTTCTAAATCAAAGTAGTTACTAAAGTAAGCCATTTCATATTTTTGACCATTATCTTGGTAACCCCTGTACTTAGCTATTCCATTGACTTGTGCAAATAAAAGCTCAGAGTCTAAAGACAAGAATCCTTTAGGTGTTAACTCAGGCCATACTGTAACCCTGTAGCTCCCGTCTTGTAAAGCTTGCCTTGTATCAAACACAAAGGTTTGTTTAGTTGCTGGCATAGTTAACAAGTAGAAAGCATTAATAGGTGAATAGACTGTCTTAACATTAGCTAGTATTTCACTACGTATTGATTGTATAATATCATCACGTATGTTCTTAGAGATGTCTCGCATAGGTTGAGACTTTTCTTGTACTGTACGATTCAATGAACGTACACCTGTGTTACTTAAGAACAATATGTCTTCACCAGTATTCTGTACTGAGTCTCTGGCAATACAACCTACACCTTCAATTACCTCCACTAAAGTTAAACTAGAAGTAGTCATACCTGCGTTAAAGTTATTACCATCTGAATAAATAATAATGTTATTAGTACAAAATATAATAAAGTTGCCGTTGTGTGCGCCTAAGGCAACAATTTCATCAGAACCTTGGGTAAGTACAGAAGATATATCAAGAGTACCAGAAGTACCTCCTGACCATGCAGTACCATCAAGTACATCAGTAAAGTAGACTGTGGTTTTGTTAGTTGCTGTATCGGCAGCCCATAAACGACCATAGGCTGCTAAGACTGTGTTAGCACTTGGAGGAGTACCTGCCCTACCTGAGTGTGTTACTACTGATTGAAAAGTGTCTGCACCTCCATCATTAGTATACACAAGTGGTAAGTAGCCACGTTGGAAAAAATAATGATGATCGTTTAACGTAGCAGTCTGCCAGTTACCAGCCGCTATAGTGTCAGCAGTTGAGGGTGTTAGAGTTACTAAGTTAGTAAGCCCTTTGTAGAACTTGTTAACACTGAATGACAATAATGTATCAGCGCCTGTGACTTCCTTAAAGTTAGACACACCTAGTAAGTTAACACCTACGTTACCATTAGCTGAACCATCCTTAGCATTACTAACAGTCTGCCAGCCTTTACGTGAGCCTAGGCGACCAAACTTATCAATAATACAGTTGTCTGCGTGTAGCGCAAAGCCTTGCTGTAGCGTCACACCTGATTCCTGAGTGTTTAACCCGTAGAACGCAGGTGCTGCTATAGAGGCTGCTTGTAGTGGCTTACCCATCTTTAACAAGCCTCCCAGATAAGTTCCTCAGGGTGCTTGGCTGCGTCAATAGCAATAGCATCAGATAAGTAAACAGAAGCAAGAGCTTTAGCTGATACTGCTGACATACCTCCATCCTCACCACGTTCCTCAAGGGCCATAGCGTAAGCTAAAGTTTGCACAGGTAAGAAAGGTACTTTAATAGTGTCATCATCAGCAGTTACATCAGGTGACCGCTTAATAACATTAAAGAATAATTGATAGACACCATCAGGCTTAGGGTACACATCTATCTGAGTGTCACCTCCGTTATTTAACCCGTTAAACACATAGTTCTGAGGTGAGCCTGTTGCTGGTGTGTTGTTAAGATATGCGTTATTAAACCAGTGTGGTGTCTGGTACTTCATAAACGTATTGCTTGTATTGTTGATAGCTTCTAAAAGAGTTGACTTATCACCAAAGTCAGTAAGAACATAGTTAAATACGTTTGCTTGTGTGTTTACAGTCATAGTCTCACGTAGGTTAGACCAACCCCAAGCACTCTCTACCATCTCTACAGCGTCACGTACAAACAAACCAATAAGCTTAGAGTAGCTATTCTCATTAATTGAACCTACTTCTCGCTCACGTAACCTTATTAGTATGTTGTTGACTGTTTGCTTATATGTTTTCATGTGGCTTTACCATTTAGTTTTTCTACTGTTCTAAGCCCTGCTAGGCCAAGCATTGCTAACGTAAGTTCGAGCATTGCATCTAAAGGTAACTCAGGGCTACCTAGCTCTGGTGCAATCCATTGTAGGATAGGGTTAATAACAAATGCAAACAAGAAACCTAAGCCACATACCCACATAAGAAAGGGTCTAGCTCCAGCCACAAAAGTAGACCTGTGATTAGCCTGTACTTTCATAATCTCTGCTTGCATCATAGAAGGACGCATAGCTAACTTCTGCTTAAGTAGTTCGCCTTGTGCCCTTTCTTCATCTGATGTAAACACACTATCTATGATGTTACCAATGGCTTCTATAGGCTGTGCAACAGCACTACCACCTCCAAAGAGACTACTTAATATACCCATATCATACAGATTCCTATATTAATAGCTAACGTAACATCTTTTTGTAATGAGTTCATTATATACTCTGCATATTTTTAATACAAAAAACTGTAGTAGTTTTATTAGCTTCTACCTTGACTACTGAATATCCTACCATCGGGCTAACCACAAGCTCGTAACCACCTATTGCACTTACACGTAATAATTCTAATCTACAATCATCAAAGGTGCTGTAGCTGGACACCATCAAAGGAACTTGAGGCTGACCACTGGCTAACATTGTGGCTAACACGATAGCCCACATTAGTAGTTACTACGTATTTTCATTGCTGCTTTAGGTGGTGCTTTCTTTTTACCTGC